GTCTGGCTTGGTACATTGCTCCCCAAGGTTGGGAGTACCTTAAAGTAGAGTATGCTAAATTTGGTCTTGACTTACCTCCCCCAACCCGACATAATGTATCAGACGTCAAAATTGGCGACGACAAGGTGATGTCGAAAAAAACCACAAGTATTAAAGACTTTCTCAATTATGGCAGCAAAAAGCAAAACAACTGAAACTCTAAGCCCCGTAGAACAGATACAGAGTTATCTCCAAAAAAATAAGGAGGATCATTTTAATTTCGAAAAAACGCCGGAATATACAGTTTCCAGCGGAAGCTTGCTGTTGGATATCGAAATGTCCGGAGGGATTCGGCCTTCTATTATCCGTGCTTCGGGAGTGGCCGAAGGAGGTAAGACCTCTTGTGCTCTCGCTTTTGCTCGTAATTTCCAGACCACCGTAGACAACTCAATGGCTGTTTACATCAAATCAGAAGGCAGGCTTTCGGTAGACATGATTGCGCGGTCTGGAGTTGATACTACTGCTGAAAAATGGTTTGTTTATAAAAGTAATATTTTCGAGAGCGTCTTACAACTAATGAGGGATTTAATAACAAACAACCCCACCGATTGTAAATATTTTTTTATTATAGACTCAATGGACGCGATGGTTCCCAAAAAAGACATGGATCGCTCTTTTGAAGATTCGGATAAGGTTGCTGGCGGTTCCGTTCTAAGCTCTAACTTCTTGAAGAAGATGGCTTTAGGTCTCGCCACTAAAGGTCATATCTGCTTTATGATCTCACAGGTGAGGAGCAAGGTTAGCGTAAACCAATACGAAAAGACTGACCCCAAGCTTACTAACGCTTCAGGAGGAAACGCCCTGCTTCACTACTCGGATTGGATTCTTGAATTCCAACCGCGCTGGTCAAACGACTCGATCCCACCAAAAGAAAAGAAGGGTGACGGACATTGGTGTAAGGTGGTATTTCGCAAGTCTGCAAACGAAAGAACCGGAACAGAGGTTCGTTACCCTATCAAATACGGGCGAACTGGAGGCAGGAGCATCTGGATAGAATACGAAATAATAGATATGCTTTTGCAATGGGACATGGCGACCACCAAAGGCGCTTGGATCATTGTGGGAGACCCCTTGGTGAAAGAGCTTAAGAAAGAAGGCCTAGAAATGGAGAGCAAACATCAAGGATTAGACAATTTTCGCAAGTATTTGGAAGAAGCTCACGAAGTTCGGGATTATCTTTTTAATAAATTTAAAAAAGCCTTGCAAATCAAATAGTGAAGCTATATGACATCAGAGGAAAACTTAAATACAAAAGCGTTCATAAATATAGAGCCGATTGGGATAAAGAATGTCGCTCAAACTTTCAATTCGAAGTTAAGCAGTTCTTCAGGCCTTTTTGGGAAAAACACATTTGTTACGAGGAGTTTCCCGTTTACGGAACTAGGATGAAAGTAGACTTTGTAAACATGACCAAGCGGATTGCCGTTGAGGCCCAAGGTGCTCAGCACGAGTCGTTTAACAAGTTTTTTCATGGTAATTCCCGAGCAAACTACCTAAAATCAATAAAAAGAGATCATCACAAGATGGTTTGGCTTGAAAATAACGGCTTCGAGGTTTTGGAGATAACGGCAGAAGACTTACCGTCACTGTCATCCAAATACATTTTTGAGAAGTTCGCGGTTAATATATAAAATAGTGTAATGAATTGTATGAAAATAGGTGAAACGCAAAGAATTCCTAATAACATCTTAGATCAGCTAAGTGAGTGGTCATGCGGAGGCTTCATGCTGTTTAATTTTGACGAAGACGGCAACCCCCAAGTCTATTCGAAAGTAGAAGACGAGAGAAACGCCATGTCTTTGCAATACCTTGTAAGTCACTGGTCTGACGCAATGGAAGGTATGAACGCCAAAAGTTTCGATGAAAATTTAAATAATGTATTTGGAGAAGAACGTGAAGAAGAAGAAGGACTAGACGAAAATGAGTGATACAAACATAAACGAATACTATCCAGAGAATAAGGCGGCGGAAGCCCCCACGTCGTTAGTGGCGGGAGAAGCCCCCGAGCTCCCAGCGGAACCATCGACCGAGCAATCTCCAAACATGCCTGAGCCAGTCCCTGACGAAGCGCGTGCTGAAGTAACTGATTTGGGTATAGATTTGCCCGACATTCCTCTTCCGGATGATGAGCCCTTGGAGGACTTAATTAAAGATGAGTTCAACGATGCCGCCTTTAATTTTGCCATAGTGGGAGTTGGGCAAGGGGGATCAAGGCTTGCTGAGTCTTTTTGGAACTTGGGATATCGTCGAGTAGGGATTATCAATACCGCTCAACAGGATTTGTCTTTAATTAAAATACCTGAAGAAAATAAGCTCCTTATCGGCGAGGGCGGGGCCGGAAAGAACCCGGAAGCGGCTGATGAAGTTTTCAGAACGCGGTACGAAGACATTCTTGATTTCCTAAAAAGGACTTTTGGCACATCCTACGAAAGAGTTTTGGTGTGTGCGGGCGCAGGAGGCGGCACCGGAGCCGGAGGTGTGGCTAGGGTGCTTGATATCTGCCATGACCTTAGCCAGTCTTTGGGAAAAGAGAAAAAAGACACGGACGCAAAGATCGGTTGCATTTTGGCGCTTCCTACGAGGGGAGAAGGAATAAAGGTTCAAGAGAACTCCAAAAAGACGGTGACTAAAACACTAGACCTTCAGAAGGCTGGAGTAGTTTCGCCGTTGATAATTTTAGATAACGAAAAAATCAAACAGCTCTACCCTAAGCTAAGCGTTAACCAGTTTTGGGGCACTGCAAATAATAGCATTTGTTCCATCTTCCATCTGTTCAATAAGATAGCAGCAAAAGAGTCGGCTTATACAACTTTTGACAAGGCGGATCTTGACACAATTTTCTCTTCTGGGTTAATCATGTTTGGAGCAACCCCAGTAAAGGACTATACCGATACCGGGATTTCTTATGCAGTCAGAGATAACTTACGTAAGAACATCCTAGCAGGGGTTGATGCTGCCACAGGAAACGTGGCTGCATGCGTTATCGTCGGCGACAAGGGTTCTCTTGACAACATTCCTCAGTCTAGTTTAGAGCATGGATTTGAGCAATTGAGTCGTATGATGGGATCGGGATCAACTGTTCATCGGGGAATTTATGCGGGAGCGAAAGAAGGCGTAGCTGTATATACGGCAATCGGAGGACTCCAAGCGCCAGATACTCTTTTCGATTATTTCTTTAAGGTAGATCGAGTATACAAGTGATAAACATTTTCTATTCACGATAGAATAAATGCCCATATACTCTAATCAGGTCGAGAGTCACGTCCTAGGCGGGCTTCTCAAGCACCCCGAAGTATTGCCAGAGGTAGACTCCTTTGTTAATGCCGCGGATTTCTACAATGATATTCACCAAACGATTTACTGTATCCTCAGGGAAGCCATCTTAAATGGTGAAAAAACCGACAAGGTACTAGTCGCCACCAAGATAGCTAACTTAGGCATTTCATCGAAAGATGATATTGACATTTACGATTACATTAACACATTAAGTTATTAATCTATAGCTCGTGATGGCGTAATCGACTCGTGCAAAGAGCTGGTAAAGCTTCGAATAAGAAGGGAGTTAATTGAAACCGCTGACCGAATCAAAGAACACGTAACCAGTTCTTCCAACGAAGACTTAGGTTCGATAATAGCTTCTACCGACGCTATTTACAGTGATAAAATTTCTAGTTATTCGTTTGAAGATGATCCCCAAAACGTTTTTGATGATTTGGAGTTTAAGATCGAAGAAAGAGGAAACAATCCAACTGATGATACGGGACTTGCTACCACTTATGATGAATTTAACCGCCTCTTTGGGGGGCTACGAGGTGGCAACATTTACGCGATAGTTTCCAGACCAGCTCAAGGCAAAACAACATTTATCAATGAGTTGTGCTTGGGGGCAGCAATTAAAAACGATGTTCCCGTTTTGGTGTTGGATACTGAGATGACCACGGACGAAATCCAGTTTAGGATGGCGGCAGCTAAAACCGGAGTCCCCCTTTGGTTTCTGGAGACAGGGAAGTGGAGATCTAACGAAGAGATGGTTGACAAGGTCAGGGGATATTTTCACGAACTTAAAAAGCATAAATATTATCATTATCACGTTCGCAATAAAACCACCGACGAAATATGTGCTATAATTAGGCGTTGGCATATGAAATATGTGGGAAGAGAAAATAAGTGCGTGATAGCCTATGACTATGTAAAAATGACAGGGGACAAGGTGGGAAAAAACTGGGCTGAGCACCAAGCTATTGGAGAAAAGATAGATAAGCTAAAAAGG